CGGACCTCGACACGCTCGACGTCTTGCGCGGCGCGATACCCGAGCCCGTGCGCGTACCGCCCGAGCCACTTGGAAACCGCGACCTCCGCCAGGCATCCGACGAAATCCGCCCCGAGCCCCCGGGCGCCGGCGGATTCGTACCGCTCCGCCCGGCCCTCGCGCATCCATTCGAGCCGGCGCTCCAGAGCGGCGCACGCCGCGAGCCGGACTTCCCGGTCAAAGAGTTTCACGCGCATTAGCGACCCCCTCCGGAACGTGCCGATAGACCGCTCGAACCAGGCGGCCGGCCCTCGACCAACGCGAAACCTCCCCGTCGAGCCGGTAAAGGTGCAGACGCTCGCGGTGGACCGTGTCCAAGAGCGCCGCCGCCCACGGGGCCGGCCAGCGAACCGACAGCCCGTCAAACGGACCGCCGACGAACCGACACCGAACGAAACGCAACCGAGCCATACCCGGAATCCCTTCCGCTGGAAGAAACGCGGCGCGCCCTGGTCGCCACCAGGGGACAGGCAGGAGGAACCCGCCGCGGCCCGGACACGGGGCCGCCGCGCCGCGATGATGAATCAAAAAGGCACATCATCCGCGCCGCCGCCGTGTTCCGGTTTCGGAACATTCAGCCGCGCCGGCCGCGTCTCGACCTTCGCGGGCGGAGCCAGGAACCAGCGACCGACGGCCGCATACTCCCGGCCCGACTTCGCGACCTTGCGCCGGACCTCGACGCCGACGCGCCGCCCGACCAGGTCCGACGGCTCGACGTCGCCGACCGGGTCGACGCCGCACGACCGGCAGATCGTCGCGAGCCGCGCTTCGTTATCTAGGCCCGTCCAATCCTCGACGACCGCGACCCCGCCGGGGCCGACGACCTCGACCGAAAGCGCGAGGTAATCGTTCTCCCGATCCCACGGGGCCGGACGCTCGCCGGCCTCCCGGACGATCCCGACATATTCCCCGGGCTCCGGCAGCCCCTCCGCCGCCGCTTCCGCTTTGCCAGAAAACCGCATTCTCGAACCCTCCCTGCAGGAACCACCCGAACCGCCCCGGGCGACGCCGCCCGGGGGAAACCACTAGGCCGGCCCCGAGGCCGGCGGGAACTTGGGACGAACGACAACCGGCTCCGCCGCGGCCGGGGGCTCGACGCGAACCCGCTCCGCCTCGTCCGGGTCGACGATGCCCGAGAACCCGAACGCGTAGCGGGCCGCCTGGACGAACGCCTTATGGCGCAGCATCCGGGCCGGCCAGCGAGCCCAGGCCGGCGAATCCCCCCGGCATTCCGCCAGGTACTCGCAGGCTTCCGACGGATGCTCGCGATCCTTCCGGAACATCCGGCACCGGATCGCCACCAACTGCCCGCCCTCGCGGATGTCCTCGAACGCGAACCCGTTGCATTCGGGGTGACTGTTCACCAGTTGAACCCAACCGTCCACCGAAACGACCGCCTGGAAGCCGCCCTTGTTCGGCACGGCGAAAATCTGCCGCGCCACCGGGTCGAGCCCGTAGCGGTGCGCCAAAACCAACAGCGCCGCCAGTTGCTCGCGGCTCGCGTTCTTCATGCCCAGGCAATCCCGGGCCGTCGCCTCGAACGCGCGAGCCTCCATGCCGTACATCGCGGCCATCGTCGCCAGGAGCGACCGCCGCCCCTCCGCCTCCGCCGGGGCCGCCGGGGCCGCCGCGTAGGAATCGCTCGACCCTTCAACCGTCGCCATCGTGAAACCCTCCCGTTCAACCCTTCGAACCATTGCCGGCACCCGAGCGGGCGCTATCGGCCTCGACTTCCGCGAGCCATTCGCGGACCTGTTCCAACCGGACCGCGAGCCGCATTTCCGCGGCGACGTCGCCCCGATAGAGCCCGTTTCCGAGCGACACGCGGCGCTCGCGAGCGTCCAGCGCGGCCCGCGCCAACGCGTAGAGCCGCGATAGCTCGAAACTCCGTTTCCCGTCCGCCGCCGTCGGCGACCGATCGACCGGCATAGTTGCCCCCTTCCTTAGAACGGCAGGACGTCCGCCGCCTGGACCTCGAACGCTTCGCCCGTCTCCGTCGAGCGAACCAGAAACCCGAGCCCGTCCGGCCGAACTTGCTCGACGACGCCGCGAGCCTGCCCGCCCTGGACCCGGAACCAAATCTCTTGACCCTCGACCGGCAGATCGCCGGGGAACGATTCGAAGAACCGCGGCGCCTTCCGCAGCTTGTCGGCCGCCAGGTCGAATACTTCCGACGCCGACCGCTGGATCCGCAGGACCGGGCCGGCGGGGCCGGGGGCCGCCGACAGAACCCGCCCGCTCGACAGGCCGCGCCCGTAGTCAAACCAGACGACCGAGCCGACCGTGGGCAGGGGCCGCCCGTAGGTTTCCGCGAGCCCCTCGACCGCCGCCAAATACTCCGCCCCGTGCGCGTCCATGCCGCTTCCTCCGTGAAGTGTCGAAACCGAAACTACGATATAGCCGACGAGCCCGCCCCCTTGCAAGCGCCCGACATCATTTCCAGAGAACCGGGTTTCCCCGGGCGCGACGCGCGAGCCGCAATAGCTTCGCCTCCGCCGCGTCGCGAACCTTGAGATACGGATTCGTGATCGGCGCCCCGGTCCGCGGGTTCGCGACGACCGCCCCGTTTTTCGTGATCGACTCCTGAGCCTCCCGGTACTCCGCCCATGCGTGCGCGTACATCGTGGCGACGTCCGGCTCCGCGCCGGCCTCCAGGAGGATTTCCCGAACCCGCTCGAACGTGAGCGCGGCCCCGTCGTCTACTTCGCCCATACCTTGACCCCCGACAGTTGAAACGGTTTCAGATCGTCCATCGTCCAGGCTTCCCGAACGCCCGTCGCGTCCTCCGCCTCCCGCCGAGCGCAAAGCCGGGGCAGGATCGGGATTTCGTTTTCGATTTCGTGGACGAGCGAAAACGCGTCGTCGCCCTCCGAAACGTCGAACTGTTCGAAACGCGGATTGAAGTTGAGATTCATGGAACCCCGCGCGAGAACCCGATAGTTCGCGTCCCATACCGTCGCAATCTTTGCGTGATTCATGCAGACGCGAACGCTCTCCGGGCCGAACTTGTCCCGCCATCGGTCGATCAGCTCTACGTTTCGTTGCTCCGCCGAACGGTCGACGATAAGCCGGCCGCCAGCCAGGCGACCGTCCCGCAACAGCCGCTCGAACGACTCGACCTCGTAGTCAGCGATGCACCAGGTCCAAACGGAAATCGACGGCCGCTCCATGCAGTCGATCAGATGCCCGACGACGTCGATCATCGAAATCTGGCCGCGCGTGACCGCGAAAATCGACATTCCCTTTTCGACGGGGCCGATGCAGTCAGCCGCCGTCGTCCTCGCGTTCAGAGCGTTCGCGACGCGCGACGCCTTCGCGGCCGTGGGCTTTTTCTCTTTCATTGCAGAACCTCCCGAGTTAGGGAATCGGAACTATAGCGGATGACCCGGACCGCCCGCCGGCCCGAGCCGAAAGCCATCGCGGGGGCGGGGACCGCCCGGAGCGCCGACGCGAGCCGGCCGTAAAGGCATCCGTCCCGGAGACCGCCGACAATCTGCCACCGGAACCCGGCGGGGATGCCGGGCCGGCCGCCGACGAACTCGACGACCGCGTTTTCCGTCCGATGGACGAACCGCGGGAGGAACCCATCGGACTTGCGGACCCAGCCGCGCCGAATCTCCGCCAGCCGAACTTGAATGCCAGGAACCATCGCGAAACCTCCCGTCGTCGGATCGTAGTTTCGAAATCCGAACTACGCTCTAGTATACGAACCGGGCGGGGGATGGTTCAAGCAAAACCCGGGAGAAACCGCGGATTTTCAGCCGCGCCGGGCATCCCGGGCGGCCGGCTTGCGCTTCGGCTTCGCCTTGGGCTTTTGCCGGTTGCAGACCGCCCGGCTTGTGAGCGTCCGCCGGACTTCCTTTGCGGTCCGCTCCGTCACCAGGGGCCGCCCGCCGGCCATCCGGACGGTTTCAATCCGCCCCGTATTCGCGAGCCGGCGCAGGTAGGTCGGCGTGCAGCCGGCGACGGGGGCCGCCTGTTCGAGCGTCATCAGCGGCGAATCGGTGACGACCATGGTTTCCATGCTCCAATCTTCGTTCGGGTTTCCGAACTTGTCCAGCAAACTTGACCCCGCCACGGGCGGGGGATAGGGTTCATCCGACGGACAGTTTCGGCCGCGTTTCCGCGGCCCGCTCCCGTCGAATCCTGTTCGCGAAACGGAACAGGATTCGACGGTTTCGAATGGCGGGGACAGGAATCGGCCGAAACGACCGTCAAGAAACGATCGAAAGGAAAAACCCGGCTCGACTTCGGACAGATACCCCTGCGATGGGGATAAGACGGGGCCAATGGATGCCCCCCGTTCCCGACACTGGCAAGGATGCGCGGCTAAATAAAGGACGCCCGCGCTATGACTCTCTCCCACTTCCTCGAAACCGTCTACGTTCCCCTCCGGCTCCGCGGCCGGTCCGAAAACTCCGTTCGGCTCTTGCGCCACGCCGTCCGGCAGTTTTCCCGATTCCTCCGCCGGGAAGCCATGCTCGCCGACCTCGACGACCTGGTCGTGAGCCAATATCTCGCCGCCCGGGGGCGCACGCTCTCGCCGTATTCGGTCGAGCGCGAACGCTGCGGCATCCTCGCGCTCTGGCGACTCGCGGCCGACCGCCGGCTCGTCGACGTCCGGCCATGCGTCCAGGCCGAGCTATTGCCCGAGCGAACGCCGCGAGCATTCACCGGGGCCGAACTCCGGAGCCTATTCCTCGCGGCAGGGGCCGAGCCCGGGTTCGTCGGTCCGGTTCCGGCGGGAACATTCTGGCTCGCCCTGGTCGCGGCGCTTTTCGAATCGGGCGAACGCGTGTCGGCCATGCTCGCCGCACCGAAAGCCGGATGGTCCGCCCCGTTCCTTCGGATCCCGGCCGCCATCCGCAAGGGGCGGCGCCGCGAGCGCGTCTACGAACTCTCCGCCGATACCGCCGCCCTGGTCGACGCCGCCAGCCGGCACGACGCGCCTACGCTGTTTTTCTGGCCGCTCGACCGGGCGACCGTCTACAACCGCTTCGGACGAATCACCGAACGCGCCGGGCTAGGCCGGGGGCGCGACGTCAAGTTTCACGCCCTGCGGCGCTCGACCGCGTCCCACCTAGCCGCCTCCGGGCTAGGAATAGACGTCGCCGGCTACATGGGACACGGGTCCGATAGGGTCACTCGCCGCAGCTACCTCGACCCCAGAATCGTGCAAGCCGGCGGGCCGAAACCGCTCGACGCCCTCGCGCGAATCTTCCGGGCCGGCTAGACCCGCCACCGAACGCCGGCAATCCGTCGCGCCCGGCGCCGCTTGCCGATGAAATGCCACAGGTAATCGGACATGGGCGTGACGACCCGCCCCCGCTTGCAAATCGACGCCGGCCGAATCGCGTTCCACGTTGGCGGGAGCCATTCGGCCGGGGCGGCGCCGGCCGCAAGTAGAACCGAAAGCGACGACTGATCGGCAACGCCCGTATGGTCCCAGCCGTGCGCCTCCCCGCAAGCCCGGGCGCGCGAGAATAGCCCCGCGTGGATTGCAGGCGAGTAGATGATGAAACCGGCATTCAAGAGCCGCGCCGGATCCTGGACCGGCGGGAGCCCGAGCCGCTCCGCCCAGAGCGCCGCCGCCTCCGCGCGGAACGGCCGCAACTTCTCGACGGTCGACTGATCCGCCGTGACGACGCCGACCGCGGGCTCCGGCACCAGGCCGAACGGATCCGGGGCATCCGACCGAATCAAAACGTCCGCGTCTAACTGCAAAACCCGCGCGTAGCGCTGGACTACCAGTGGCGCGAATAGCTTCTGCCAGAAAATATGAACCGGGGCGACCCGCTGCCGGATCTCCACCAGGTCGCATTTCCAACGCTGCGCCGCGTGTTCGAACGACCGTCGCGACGGCGGATAGAGCGACCGGCCGCCGACGTTCAGGACTAGCAAGCAACGGCGCACGCGTCCCCCTTTTTGATATGAGCCACAGCCGCCGACAGCTGCGCGGCCGTCGGCTCGACCCCGAGGAACTCGACCAGGTCGCCGACGACCGCCGCCGGGTCGTCCCGCATAGCCCGCCAATCGACCCGGTAGACCAGGTCCGCGGGGAACGTCGACAGGAACGAATCCCGTTCCTGCCATAGCCAACGCTGTACCGCCTCCGCCTCCGCGTCCGTAATCGCCAGCCAGCCTTTGGCGTCCCTGGACCGCCGCCGCAGGCTTTCGATGGACTCTTCCAGGGGCCGATCGCAGACGACGACCCGCAACGCGTCGCCGGCCGCCTCGACCAACTCCGGACCCATTGCGCAGAGGTGCGGATACTTGCCGCCGGCTATCGTCCGGCCCGCGAACCTCCGCCGGACCCAGCCGGACAACTGCCGCGCCAACTCCAGGCGGTCCATTGTGAGCATCGGCGACGGGAACCGGGCGGCCCGCTCGCAAATCGCCGCCAGGCCGCGAGCCTCCCCGCCGCCGCCGTTCCGGTTCTCAAACCCGCCGAGCTTGTCGCCCATGCTCACGCCGAGCTTGTGCAGCACCATCGCGCAGGCCGACGAACCGGAACGATGAAGCCCCATGACCGCGACGAACTTCCGTTCGGCCGCAGGCGCCGCGATGCCCGCAGCCGGCTCCGGCGGCGCCGAGCGACCCCGCCACCAACGTTCCGCGGTTAGCTTGCCCGATATGTTCGACTGCCCCGCCGCCTGCCCGCAGAGCCATTCCGCCGGAGCGTAGAACCCGCTCCGCTGTTCCTTGTGCATCCGCCCGTAATGATGGTCGATATGGAATCCGTTCTTCCACTGGTCCGACGCGTGGAGCCAACGGTATAGGCGGAGCATCCCGACGCGCCCGCGGATAGCGTAGGCATGGGTCCGGTTCACGTTCGACGCCCGGACGACCAGGCGGTTTCCGGGGACCGCCAGCGGGGGCCGCAAGTGTTGCCCGCCGAAATACGCCTGGACCCAATCAGACGGAAGCGCCGCCAGATACTCGCGAGCCCGAGCCGCGAACCCCGGGCAAAACGTCGCGTCGTCCTCGAATATAAGAACGCTTTCCTGCCCCGCGTTAATCGCGTCTTCGATGATTCGAACGTGCGAACGGTAGCAACCCCAGGCGCCGCCGCCCTGCCGCCACCATGACGGATGCCGGCACCGCGACCCGTCGACAGCCCGGACAACTTCGACTTTGCCGAACGGGAAATCCGCCGGCAGACCGGCGAAGAACGACGCCAGCCGGTCCGGCCGGCGATCCAGCGACACCACACACACACGGTCAAACATAGCCCGCAGCCCTCGCATTTTTGATAGCCCTACGAATCAACGCCCGACCTACCGCCGGGACGAACGGCAAGCGCCGCCGCCGGCTTTCCTCCCGTAGCCACTCCAGGACCGTCGCCTGGTTCGCCTCGACCCACGCGACGCCCCGGTTGTCCATTTCCCGCGCGCGAGCGTTGCACCGGCACGACGGCGAACTCCGGATCCCCAGCTTGCCGAGAAGTTTTTTCAACTCCGTCCCCGCGCCGCCCTTCGGGGCCGGGGGCTTGCTCGACGGGGCCGGGAAAGGAGCGCTGCGCTCGCGGCTAGTGGCCCTCGACTCCTCGCACGGCCCGGGATAGTTGTCCCGATACCATTGCTCGCACGCCTGTTTGCTAAACGCGTCATACGGGAATGCCGCCGCCACGCCCTGCGCTTCCTCTAGCGTGTCCCAAACGCCCGTAGGACAGCATTCGCCCGGCCCGCAGTCGGGATGGATGAACGTGCAGTATTTATCCGGCGGGCAGGAAGGTGGAGTGCAGGACGTTGCCGGAGGCGGTTCGGGGCAAGGCCCATCGGGTGGGGCGACAGCCGCGCCGCCAGCCGCCGCACATTGGCGGGCAGCTTCGGCTATTTCCTCTTCGGAGCAATCCGTCGGAAAATATTTCTGGCATAGCCCGTCGACGCCGTTCGGGAAGAAAAACCCATCCGGGCATTGCTCCGGCGGCGGGCCGGGAATCTCGCAGACTAGGCAGCAACCGGGCTCCGGGCAGGGGCGCCCCATCGGCCCGCCGCCGTGCATGGATTCCGTACAATCCCGCTCCGCCTCCAAATGATCCGGCAGCGGGCCGCCGTCCGGCTCCGAGCCGCATTCAATCGGCGTGTATTTCGCGCACCAAACATGCGTGTCCCTGTCCTCGCAAACGTAGCCCTCCGGGCATTCGTCGCACCGTTCCGGATAGACAGCATCCGGGAAATCGAAAGAGCATTCGTAACAACAATCCTTGACGGCATCGCTCGAGGGCGACCCGCTCGACGACGACGACGACGAACCCGACGACGAGGAACCGCCGCAACATTCGCAGACGCCGAGATTATGCCGCGTCGTTCGCGCCATTACTCCTCCCAGACCCGCGCCCATATTTTCGTCTTCTCGACGATTAGCTCGCCGTCGACGCAACTAACATTCGTGACCACCTCAAGCCACTCCCCCGGGCCGCAGCTTCCGCCGCCGCCACCGGAGCCGGAGCCGGAGCCCGAGCCGCCGCCACCACCGGAGCCGGATCCCGAGCCGCTGCCGGGTCCGCCGCCACTCCCGCTACCGCTTCCGCCACTTCCACCGGACGACGCGCAAGAGCACCGCTCGCAACACTCCTCGTAGGATTCGTGCGGGTCGCCCTGCGGCGGTAAACCATTCCAGTAGTTCCCCGGCTCGTTCGGTTGGCGACAAACGGCTTTTGTCTCGTCGTCGTCCGGCCAATAGCAAAACCAAGGGGGCGGCGGGTTGCATTCCGCGTCGCAGTCTTCGAGCGTGTCGTGATGGCCGGAGATCGGCGCCAGCGGCTCCGCGCCCGGTTCCGGGGTCCATAGCCCCGCGTCGTCGTTCGGGTCGTCCGAAACGTGGCATTCCTTGATAGGATCGCCGTTGTCGTCCGTTCCGACCTGGTAGCAATACCAGCGACCCCAGTAGCTCGAAGCCTCTTCCGACGAAGACGACCCCGGCAAGCCGCAGGCTTCCGCGCATTCCTCATATGTCGAATGCGGCCCCGACTCCGGGTATAGCGGCTCCTGATCGGATCCCGGCGGGGTCCAGGCCGCGTATTCGTCGTCCGGGTCGTCCGGCGTATGGCATTCCTTGATAGGATCGCCGTGCGAATCCGTCCCGACGACGTAGCAATACCAGCGCCCCGCGGAATCGCCGCTACCCGAACCGCCCGAGCCTCCGCCGCCGCCGTCGCCCGAGCCGTCCGAATCCCCGGAGCCGTCCCCGGACCCGTCGCCCGAGCCCCCGGACCCGTCGCCGGAACCGCCCGAACCGCCGGAGCCCCCGGAGCCGCCCGAGCCGCCGTCGCCCGAGCCGCCGGAGCCCGACGAACTCGACGACGACGACGACGAGGAAGTCGACGACGAAGACGAACTCGACGACGAGGAACTCGACGACGAGGAACTCGACGACGAGGAACTCGACGACGAGGAACTCGACGACGAGGAACCGCATTCGCATTCGACGACTCGCAGGATCCGCCAGAACGGCTTTTCGCCGTTGTCCCGCGGGTATTCGTAGCGAGCCTCGACGACCGTTCCCGTGGGCAGCTTCTCGCCCGACGGATTCCCCTGCGCCGCATTGAACAACGCGACGACCGACGAGACGTCGCGGACCTCGACCGGATCCTCGCGGGGCGTGACCAGCTTGAACGACGCGCCGCAGCCCGATTCCGACTCCGCCGCCGCCAAGTAGACCTCTTGCGCCTCGACCGTGCCGCAGCTTTCGAGCTTTAGTAGCGTCCGAAAGAACGCGTCGCGGGGCGGCTCGTCCGGACGGTAGGGCCAATGGCCGGCGCCGACAGTGCCGCCGCCGCGCTCCACTGTCTCGACCGCCCGCGCAATGCGGTCCGCCGCCGACTTCGAAAAGACGACGACCGGGTTTCGGTTTGTCGCCTTCCGGGCCACTAGGAAATGCCCCCGAACCAGGAGAACGACGCTTCCGCGTAAGGATTCGCGCCCTGCCCGCCGTTAATCACTTGCGGGTAGCCCGGAGCCGGCCCGAGAACGCCGACGCCCTGCGCGAGCGCGACCGGCTCTTTTATTGGCCTTTTATCCTGCCCGAGGATTGCCGCCAGGTAATCGCCCGACGCCGTCGGCATCCCCTCGACGTCGACCTTTTGCGAGTAGCCGATGTCCAGCGGTTTCAAAACCCAGGTATCTTCCCGGTAGGCGAAATCGAACGTGACCTCCCAATAGGAAAACTGTTGCCCGGGAGCGCCTTCCGTTTTCTTTGCGAACCGGCCGCCCTGGCACTTCCAGGTTTTCGGGGGACAGCCGAGAAAAGAATCCGAGTTGATTTTGTTTGTGTAGTTCCGCAGCGCAGAGATTCCGGAGAAATCCGCGAAACAGCGCGTCAGCGAACAGGAAAACTCCGCTATCTCCATTGTCAGATCGGGCAGCGCGACGCCGGCCGAGTTTGTAATCGGCTCCCCGGTTATGTCCTTCCAGCACGGCCCCGACGACACCGAACTTCCGCCGGTCCAGACGTCCGGGGGAAGCGCCGTAGGGTCCGTGTCGCCGTCGCGCTTGGGCGTGTAGTAGCGGACCGTGAGCCCGTACAGAAGCAACGAATCGCCGCGCGGCTTGACGTCAAACTCCATCGCGAAAACGCTAGAGTCGTCCGGATGCGGCGACCCGAACGACACGCCCGCCGCCTGCGCAATCGCCGCTACGGACGTTCCCGGGCTATCGACCTTGATAGTCCAGCTGCGCGTATAGGTAACCGCCTCCCGGAACTTTCCGGATGCGCCGCGCTCGTCCGCGTTTTCCCGGACCGCAAGGATTCCCATTCACCACCCGTACTCAGTGACGTCTAGCCCAATGTTCGCCGTGTTGTAGGCAATCTCGCGGAGATGCTCGTTAGCCTCTTCCGCCGCATCCTCGCGGCGCGTCTGCGGCGCCATAAGACGGAGCATTTCGTTAACGCCCGCGCTCGAACGAATGTCGAGCCCCTTCGCGAGCTTCGCTTCGTCGATCGCGACTTTCGCCTCGACCTTCGGCTCGACGGTTTGTTTCGTCGCCTCGTCCGCCGACGTCCGCGCCCGCTCGACGCTCTCCCGGATCCCGCGGAATGCCGTCGTGACCGGCCCCGCGATCCGGTCGCCCGACGCCTCCGCACGCTCGCCGAACGCGTCCGCGAACAGCCGGCCGGCTTCCGCCGTGTTCGCCGTCATTGCGTCCGCGTAGGCCGTCGCGGTCGCGTCCATCGTGTCCGACCAGGCCCGAGCCCCTTCGGCCAGGTCGCCGGCGCCGGGAATGTAGTCCGCGACGTTCGCGATAACGTCCAGCAAACCGGATAACACGTTCGCGATGACCCGCCCGAACGCGTTGCCGACGACCTCGAACAGGGTAAAAACGCCCTGCGCCGCCGCGACGGCCCGGGAGAAAATGTCGACGACCGATGACCAATAGGCCGCGACGTTCTCCGCGTACTTCCAGACCTCCGGCATATTCTGGAGGAACCAATCCGCGACGCCGGCCAGGTAGTCCGCCCCGTCTAGAAGCGCGTCCGCGATTGCCTCCCCGATCGACTTCCCGCCGAAACCCGCGACGAAATCGACGAACGCTTCATTCAGCGCCGTAACCGCCGGAGCCAGGTTGGCGACGATTTGGGTAACGACCCCTTCGATAGCCTTGCCGACCATCGTAAAGGAATCATTCATTGCCTCGACGTTTTGACCCTGGACGTTCGTAAGCGCGAGCCCGAGCCGATCCGCCATTTCCATAGCTTCCCGGATCCCGTCGGCGCCGCCGGCGAAGAGGGGCAACAGGTCCGCCCCCGCCTTCCCGAAAATCGCGATCGACGCCGCGGCCCGCTCCGCCTCCGTCGGCAACTCCGCAATCGCCGCCGCGATCAGTTGGAACCGCTCCGCCCCGGTCGTTCCTTGCAGTTCGTCGACCGACAGGCCGATCCGGGCGAACGCCGCTTGCGCCGTCTTCGATCCTTCCGCCGCCATGACGAACGCCCGATCCGCTTTCGTCATCGCGCCCGCGATTTTGTCGACGCCGACGCCAGCCAGGTCGCCGGCCAGCGCGAGCCCGGACATTTCCGCGTAGGTCGTCCCCGTCCGGGCCGCGAGTTTCGACATAACGTCGACACTCTCCGCCGCCGCTTGCGTCATGCCGACCAGCGACTGCGTCGCGTTGGCGACCCCGGCCGCGATCGACCCGAACAGCTGCGCCCCGGAAATCGCCGTCAACGTCGACAGCCCGCCCCGGAGCCCGCGGACGTCCGCCGCCAGGCGGTCGAGAGCCGCTGACGCCTGCCGGGTTCCCGAGAGCAACGACGACGTATTCGCCGTGAAGACTGCCGCAATGCGACTTGTCGCGGTCATGCGTCACCCTCCCGGGCCGCCAACTGCGCCGCGAACGCCGGCACCTTCCGCAACTCCGCGAGCATTTCTTCCTGCGACTGCGGCCGGGGCGGTTCCTCGCCCGCATACGTTGGCAGGAACTTGTCCTCGAAACCCGCGTCCAGCTTCGCGCCGGCCGCCGTCGCCAAGAGCGTTACCATGCGGCCCGACCGCCGCCATTCGTCGCCCCACGGCCGCAGCGCGTAGAACGCCCACCACTCGCGGACCTGGTCGACCGTCAGCCGCTCCGCCAGCGCGTCCGCGTCCTCTTCGCCCAACTCCAGCGCCAGCGACATAAGAAAAACCCTCTCCGGCTGGCGCTCTAGGCTTTTTTTGCTTCCGGCTCCGGATGGACGCCGCGCAAAACCGTCGGCCATGCCGCCTCATACACCGCGACGACCGCCCCGGGCCGCATTTCCGCGACTTCCTCCGCCGTGAACATTCGCGACCCGTCCGGGTTCGCGAGAACCGCCGCCACCGTCTCGACAATCAGTTCCGTCGGCGGAGCCTTGCCGTCTAGCTCCCGGTGTTTCGCCACCAGCGAATGCCACTCCGCGAACGACGGGGACCGCATGGCGACCGCTCCGCCGATCTCTTCCACCGGAATATCCCGAACCGCCGGCCGCGCCAGCTTCGCCGCTACTTCATTCCTCGCGTCCATCGCACACCCTCCGCTATGTCAACTGAAACTCCCAACTCGACCGCACCAGTTCGCCGACCGAACCGTTTAACGTGACTCGAGACAGAAACGCCGGGTAAGCAACGCCGCCCCAGGCGCCGCCGATAGACAACTCGCCCATCATGCCGACGTCCGTAGCCGCGACCGTAGGGGAGCCCAATACCTCGACCTGGACCGTCCCCGGCTCGACCGGCCCGGGCTCATACGCCCGAACGACCCGGGCATCCGCCGCGGTCCCCCAGACGACCGCCCCTAGATGCGTGACGTCGTTCGGGGAGCAACTCGCGGGGGTCACGGAAAACCGAATCAGTCCGCCGATAAAGAAACCGGCGAACCAAAGCTCCGTTCCCTGCGAATCGGGGAAATACTTTTCGGATTTCGACTGTGGCACCGCGAGCCCTCCCGCGAGCCATTAGGCCGACCGAGCCACCGGCGCCGCAGGGGCCGACGTCGTTTCCTCCGCCGCCTTAATCCGGAACGACGCCGTACCCTTGAGAACGTCGCCGACGTTCGCCTCGACCTCGTATTCCGTACACCAAGCCATGCCCGAAATGTTCAGCTTGGCGCAGGTGATTTCGTGCGGCGCTTCCTGGTCCGGTTCTTCCAGGCCCAGGAACGACACCGTTATGACCGGCTCCGTCCCGCTCGCCGTGTCGCCGATCAGCGGGGGATCCTGGTAAACGCGTTTCGAGCCCGACGGGAGATTCACCGTCGAAACGTCGATTTTGTCGCTCTCCAGATCCGGGCCGGACTTCTTTTTCTTTACGCTCGTCGCCTCGAACGTGACGCCGTTGAACGTAAAAATAGTGCCTTGGGAATCGGGAATCGGCATTCTCTAGACCCCTTCGCGGAACCGGACTTCGAACGTCAGGACGACGGAATAGGTGGGTTTGCCCTCCCCTGCGAAATCGACGACGTCGCCGTCGGCTTCGTCCGTCAGGGTGGCGCGCTCGATTCTGACGCCCCCCTCTTCCCCCTGGAAATCATCCACCGCGAGCCGAACACGCTCCGCTAGTTCCTTCGCCCCCGTGTAGGTGTCCGCGTAGACGACTATCGAAAACGTCGCCACGGGGACGCCCGGGTTCGCCATCGTCGACCGCTCCCGCTCCGTCCCCGTCCTCTGGTAGACGACGAACGGGGTAGCCGCGGCCTCCGCCGCCTGGACCGGGAACGTCCGACAGCCGGTCGCGTCTTCGATGGCGGCGCGGAGCCAGGTTTCCGGGTATGCCACAGTCAGCGCCTCCGCTTCTCTAGGTACTTGGGCAGTTCGCGGGCCGCCGCCTCCAGACCGGCCGCCAGGTGGAGCGACATACTCGACGCAATGCCCGGAGCCATCGACAGGAACAGCGACCGCAGAAACCAGCGGGGCGACACGGCGCCGCGGTTCGCGCCGCTCTTGCCCGCCTTCCGGGCCGCGGTCCCCGCCTCGACCCATAGGGCATGATTCCCCTTCCCCTCGCCGCGCCGGAACGTCACGCGCGAGACGAAAGAACCGTGGTCGACCTTGTTCGTGAACTTGGTCACCGTGACGATCGACCGCCGCAGCCGGCCGGGGCGGTTGACGTTCGGGGGTAACTTCTTCCCGGCGGCCCGAGCCGCCGCCGCCGCCACCCGGGCCGACCGCTTCGGCTTGCCCTTCGGCGTCGCCGCCCGGAGCGCCGGCACAAACGGCTTAACCGCCCGATTCACCGCTGCCTTGATATGCTTTCGCGCGAGCGCCTTCGGGAGACGCCGGTAGCCGTCCGCCAGCGCCCGGCAGTCGTCCGAGTAGGCCCGGGAATCGAACAGGAGGAACGGCTCCGCCATTAGCCGCGCTCCTCGCACTGTAGTTCGTGTTCCTGCCGGTGGCCCCGCTCGACGATCCCCGAGATATAGAGAATGCGGTCGTCCCGACTCGCCCAGCGAATCCGCATCGAACCCAGGATCCCGGGGACGTACCGCAGGCGGACGGTATGCGATAGCTCGCCGCCGGTTTGCTGCCGGCGGACGGTTTCCGAATACGAAACCGCCTCGACACTCGCCCGCCTGGTCGCGAACCGCCGCCAGCTTTGGACCGACTCGCCGAACGCGTTTCGCGTTTCGATCGGTTCCTCGATCACGACGACCTCGCGAAGGGGGCCGGCTCGCATTCAATAGCCCCCGTCCCAGGATTCCGACGCGAGCAACGCGTCGACCGCCAGGGGCATAACGACCGCCCCCGACTCCGTCGCCACAGCCTCCCGGTTTTCGTACCAGGACGCGACCAGCATTTTGAGCGCCGCCCGGACCTGCGCCGGGACTTCCTCCGCCGTCCGGACCCCCGCCCAGAATCGGACGTACACGCTCGTCTCGCAGCAAGCCCCCGGCCAGCCGGTCCGGGTCCGGAGCCGCGCCGGCCAGCGGTCATCGTCGACGACGTAGGCCGACGGGTCGACCGTCGTTTTGACGCCGTCGCCGTTCCGGAAGAAAACCTCGAGCGGATGCTCCGCGTCAACGTAGACCGGGGGCATCGGCAGCGGGACGCCGTCGCACGAACAGCCGCACCCGACGCCGACTAGACGCGCCTGCCAATGCGTCAGCGTAAGCGCACGCCCGAGCCGGCTTTCGATCATGCGCCGGCCGGCCGCAATCCACGCGACCATCTGCGCGTCGTCGTCCGCGACGTCGACCGGGACGCGTAGGTGTTCCTTGACCTCGAACAGCGACACCGGCTCGACGACCGGCTCCGCGAGCCGGCGGAGCGAATCGTAAGACAACGCCGAACGTCCGCCGCAACTCATCGCGCCGCCTCCCGGGCCGGGGGCCGCGGGCTCTCCGCCCGCCGAACGTCGCCCGCGACCTGGTCGCCGAACAACGCCGCTTGCCGCTCCGGACGAACTAGACCCGCCTCCGCCCAGGCCGCCGCCTGCGCCGCGGGGACGTCGGCCGCCTCCGCCTTGCGATAGCCCCGGAAGTTTTTCAGAAACACGACGCGCACCCGCCACCCTCCGGGAAGAGAAACCCCCCGGCGCCGAATCCTTCCGGCGCCGGGGGGCAGAATCACGCCGCCGACTACTTCGACGACTTGGGCGCCGTCGGAGCCGGGGCCGACCGGGACGCCGGGGCCGTCGACTCGCCGCCGGCCAGCGGCGCCGCGCCGGCCGTCAGCTTCGCGACGTAGGTGGGCGAATGGTTCGCCCACGCGTAGCGAGCCGTCCCGACGAAAACCGTCTCGTCGTATTCGATCGCCCGCTCGACCGAGGCCCGAATCTGCAAGCCGGACGGCTTGTAGCCGATCGCACAAGCCGAACCAAAATCGCCGTACACCGCGAGCGTGTCGGCCGGGAGATCCTGCGACTGATAGACCGGGGCGCCGTAGACGACCGGACGGACCGCGTCGCCGATGCTCGCACCGATGGCGCCTGCCGCGACGCCCATGATTTGCCCCCAGCCGGCCGGGCTCACGACCCAGGCCCGACCGCGAGCATTCGGGTTCACGACCGAGACGACCCGGGACAGGGTCGCGGCGTCCAGGCCCGTCGACGGAACGCTGACGACGTTCGCCGCGGGGATGAGCCCCAAAAGGCCCAAGATCCCGGCCGCCGTGTCACCCTGCAGCCAGGTCTTATCGAGCTTCCGGGCGAACGCGTAGGCGAACTGGGCCGCCACCAACTGACCGACGGACACGAAAGCGTCCTCCATCAGTTCGTTCGAAACCTGCGCCCGGGCGCCCATTTTCTTCAAGTCGAGCAACGCGCGGCTCCCGCCCATCGTCACCGGCTTGATCTCGCAGTTTTCGAGGTAGAACTCCGCCTCGTCCATCATCTCCGCGATCGGGATATACATCCCCGGGCCGCTCACCGCGTAGGTCGAACAGACCTGCGTGGCAATCGACGTATAGGACAGGAGATTCAGCACGCCCCGGTAGACGTCGTTCGTCACCAGTTCCGAGCCGCGCCCGTCGTAGAGGGGCGACGCCTCGCCCATCGCGTTGGGCTCCTCCGTCGGCGTCGTGAAGTCGCCGCGCAGTTCGCCCCGGGCCAGAGCCCGCAGGAACCGCCCGGCCCGAGCCGCATCCTCCGCCGTGTCGAACCCGCGGACGTTGCCGAGCGTCAGTGCCGCACGCTTCGCCGGAGCCGGAGCCGGGGCAGGGGCCGGGACGATCACGCCCGAGGCGGTCGCGGCCGAGCGAACGGCCTCCGCCTTCGCCCGAGCGTCCGCCGCCTGGTTCGCCACCGCGAGCCGGCCGCGGATCGCGTCGACCTCGCCGACCAGCTTCTCGACCTCCGCCGATCGGGCTTGCTCTTCCTGGACGTCGGCGCAGGTCATGCCCATGACCGCGTCCAGCTCTTGCGTCTTCCGCTCCAGATCCTCGACCAGCTTCGATTGCGTGGCATTCATGCCGGACGGCTCCCGTATGACTTTTGCCGGGAACCCTTGCCCGGACATTGCACCGGAAGGTAAGCGCCGCGCCGTTGCCCTGGAATATTCGCCGCGACTATTCCACCGCGGCCCGGAACCGCGCCGCATTCCATTCGATGAACGCCGCCAGCTTGTCCCGGTCCGGGTAGTCAGGGTCAACACGGTCCGCGAGCGCGAGCATGGCCCGACAGTAGCCCTCCAACTCCCGCGCGTGACTCTCCGTTTCCTCGCGGCGCGTGAGCCCGAGTTGTCGACGGGCGAAGGTGCCGTGGACGTAGGCAACCCATTCCTCGACGAGGTAGATCGGCTCCCGGTCCCAATCGCGCCGTTGCTCGACGAGGTACAGGTCGAAAATCCGCCCGCGCTTGTCCGCCGGGATCGACCGGGCAACGTCGCCAATCGTCAGCCGCGGATGCCGGAGCGACACGCCGCGACCGTCCAACAGGTAGATAGCGTGCGCGCCGGGAACCTTCGGAAGACGAACGCACGCCCCATGCGTCCCTTCATGCGTCCAGGTCACCAGGTCGCCGGGGTCCGTCTGGTCCCGCCAGTATTCCGGATCCGGGAGCCGCGCGAGAACGTCCGCCAGGACCGGCGGATCCGACCGCATCGGCCGGCCGACGACCGGCGGGCCGGGCGTGAACTCGAACCCCGGGGCCGCGGGAGCCGGCGGAGCCGGGGGCGGCGGCGCCGGCTCGACCAAGAGGGCCGGCCGAGGGGCTGCGCGAGCCGGGAGGGGCTGCGATGGTGGGACCACCCCCGCGCCCGCCGCCAGCCACCCCGGCCGACTTTCCGAGAGAAACGCCGACAGTATCAGCGCGAGAGCCAGACGACGCACGGCCGGCCCTCCGGGCGGCGCTTGCCGCTATTCCTTCGCCGCCCGGTACGCGTCGCGGGCCGCCTGGACCGCGTTCCGCTGCGTGGCTTCCGCATTCGCCCGGCGACCATGCCGGTAGCTCTGGTGTTCGAGCCGCGCGGCCTTTTGCGTTTCGTGCATTTCCTTCCGCGCGTCCCGGTACTGGCGGATGAGCCGGTCCGGTTGCTCGCCCTGCCCGGGAGCCGTCACGCCGCACTGTCCCGACTCGCAAGCCGGAGCCGGGGGCGGCGCGTCGACCTCGACGAACTCGCGAACCAGGTAGCGGACGACCGGGGACGACTGCCCGCCGTCGGCAAACCCGCGAGCCTCCGCCGGATCCGGGGGCGCCGCCACAGGGGCCGGAGCCGAAACCGGGGCAGGGGCCGCGCCCGGGGCCGGAGCCTGGACGACCGACCGCGACGCCGCCGGGGCCGGAACCTCGACGACCTCCGGAACGATTTCGACGACCTCCCGCCGCGCGACCGAGCCACCCGCCGAGCCGTAGCCCGCCGGGGGCGCCGAACGGGTCGAGCCGCCACCCGCCGAGCCGTAGCCCGCGGCCGGGGCCGAGCGCGTCGAGCCGCCATGCGAACTCCCGCCGCTCGAACCGTAGCCGCCGGCACTCGCGATACCCGCGAGGATGACGACGAGAACGACGCACGAACCGCAAAGGCTAAAGGCAGACCGCATAGGATGACTCTCCCGGGAACTACTGAAACGATTGTGTCCAATAAAGGCGACCATCCGCAGCCCGGGCGCAACCTACACCGATCGACGTTGCCCGTGAACTCAAAATATTCGCCCGGTGTCCGCGGCTATTCATCCAGGAAGACATGACCGACTCCGGGGATTCCTGCCCGCAAGCGACGTTTTCCGCGTAGCCGTTTTTCGAGTGATACATACGCCGACGGTTCGCTTGCGTCTGACTCCAGTTTCGCGAGACGTCCATAAGCATCGGCGACGCCGACAGCGGCGGGAGCCCGCGGCGCCCGCGCTCTTGGTTCACCAGGTCGACGACCCGCATTTCAGCCGACGACCCAACGGGCCGGGCGACGACCCGCGGCGGAGCCGGGGGCGCCTGCGCGACTGCCGGCGCGACAATGGACGCCGTCCGCACGGGCGGCGCCGCCGGGGCCGGGGGAACCGGCGCCACCGACTGCCCAAACAGAAGCGCCACCAAAAAACCAGCGCCGGCCGATCCGACGCAACTAGTGTTGATCCCGCGGTCCGTCGCCATAGATCACCGCTAGAAGTAGTTCCCGGCAGATCCGTTCCGCCTTTGGGTTCCCGTGTTTCGCGCAGCGGTCGCGCAGGTCGAGGATTTCCGCGACCGTCCGCTTCTCAAAATCCCGCCGGTCGTGAATCCTGCCGGCCAGAGCCGAGACGATCGGCGCGAAAGCGCCGCCGATGCCCGGGAGCAACAGGAGCAACACGCCGACGAACAGGACCGCTTGCTGCGTCGAAAGAAAATCCACCGCGTCAGCCTCCCCGGGCAACCGCCCGCCACCGCTCCGCCTCCGCCGCCGCCCGCACCGACGCGGTCCGCGCCAGCACCGACCGCCAGGTCCGCCGGTCACGCTCGACGACCTCCGCCCGGAGCGCGTCCGGGTCCGCCGCCAGCGGCGCCGCCGGGGCCGGGGCCGACGCCGTCAGCGACCGCCATACTTCCAGCTTTCGAAGACTCGCGACCGTGTCCAAATAGGCCGGGGTCGTGACGAGTGAAACGTCGAACAGCCCCGAAACCGCCCGGATGGTCCGGATCGTCTGCCCGCTCTCGTCGACCGCGAACGACTCATCCGCCGGGTCGACAGTGAACGCGAAACTCGCGCCGTAGACGTCCCCGCGAGCCACCAGCGCCCCCAGATCCCGGGCGAGTTGAGTATCCGGCGGGTCGATCCCGAACAGGAGCCCGCGGTCGTCCGTTTCGAGCGTGAGCGTCCCGCTCGACGTCCGCCCGAGCAACTGCCCGGGGTCGTGATTCCAACAGGCGATGCAATCGTTGGCGCGACGGGCCGCCGCCGACGGCCGGCCGGGGGCCGGGAACTTTCGGGACAGCACCGCGTCGAACGCCCCGGGCAACAAAACCTCCCGAAAGCCGCCGAGATCCTGCGACATACGATCGAATACCGCCGCATACCCGCGGAACCGGCGCCGGCCGTCGCCGCGATCTTCCACCGCGACCGCCTCCGGGAAATCCGCGACCGCCAGCGCCCGCCGTTCAATCTCCATTGTCGCCGCCTCCGTTGTCCGCCGGTTCCGTCTCGACCGCCGGCGCCGCCGCCGGGGACGCCGCCGCGCCGGCGACGATCGCCGACAGCGGCGCGAGATTGTTCGCCGGGAGGTAGTATTCGTCCGCGCCGGCCGAAACGATCGGCGGCATATCCTCCAGGCGGCGAATGTCGTTCGGGCTCAAAACGCCCAGCGCCGCGAGCGCCGCGTAGTAGCTCGCCCGCGCGGCCGAATCGCCGCGGAGCATCCCGCGAACGTCCAGGCCGATCGAATAGCCCGGCATCCCGGACAACAGCGACCGCTCGAACGCCGACTCTACCCGCCGGCACCAGGCGACAAGCGTATTTTGGAGGAACGACAGTTGCTCTTGCTCCGCGTTCGAGAACGTCGACCGGCTGTTTTCGCCGATCATCGAACAGGGAACCCGCATCGCCCGGGCGATTTCCTGGACGAGGAACACCCGCATTTCGATCAGCTGCGCCGACTCATTCGACGCGCCGGATAGTTCCTTGATCGTGACGCCGTTCGGAAGGATCGCCGTCCGGCCGGCGTTCGCGCTTCCGCGGTGCATCCGCTCCCAGTTTTGCCGCAACGAATCCTGAGCCTCTTTCGGAATCGGCTGGTTGGATTCCATGACGATGCCGGGCCGCGCGTCGTTTTCCCAAAACTTCCGCGCGTAGGTGTCCATCGACCGGGCCAGTTGCAGCACGCCCGCCGACAGCGACAACGGGACCATGCCCATATACCCATTGTCCGACAGGAACCGGACATGAACGACCTGGTCGTCGCGATACTCCGCCGCCGGCAACCCGGGCTCCCGGTGCGCGTAGAGGATCGCGTTATTCTCCAGCCGGCGGGGCTCCATGTAGGCCGGATGAATCGGCCATATTTCCGCGAGCCGGCCGCGCGTGTCGAATACCTTCCGCCCGTAGCCGTTGCCCCAACTCGCCGTATGCGCGACGAGCGTCTCCCGGAACTCGAACGACGATTGCCAGCCGTTCGGCCGATCGTGCAGGATCGCATACAGCGGATGGTCGACCGCCCGCTCTTTCGTCCCGTCCGCGTTCACCCGGTACAAGTGGAACGGGAGTTGAGCGACCGACTCCGCCAGCACCCGGACACACGCCAGGAACGCCGAAACCTGGAGCGCGAGAACCGGGTTTGCCGGCGACTGCCCGCCGAAAGAGTCGCCCCAGTTAATCGGCGGGAGCGTCGTGCCGCCCCAGGCCGACCGCATTTCGATCAGCTGCGCGCCGTGGTCGAAAACGTAGTCGTCGCGGGCCTGGTCGATCATAGTTCAATCAGTTCCCACGACTGCGACGCCTTCACCTGCGCCGTCGAATAGAGCCCAAGCGCCATGACCAGCGCGACGATTCCGTCGATTTTTTCCCGTGACGCCTTTTTGCTTGGGCGTATGTTCCCGTTCGCGTCCTCTTGCGTCGCGACATTGCCCGCCATCCAAGCCAGGACGGGCGACTGATGCCGCAGCTTCCGACCGACGACCAGGGTTTCCAGCAACTTCGAAGGGGCCGACAAACTGCCGAACCCTTGCGAGAAACCGTACACCTCGACCCCGTCCCCTTGAACTTGCGTCATCGTCGCCGCCGCGTTCCAGCGGTCCGCCGCCAGGCCCATAACCTGGTGCGCCGCCGCATACTGGCGGATATGCTCCCGAACGACCCCGTAGTCGCAGATATCCCCGTCCGTGCCGACAATCCAGCCTTCCCGCATCCATTGCGCGTAGGGGATCCGGTCCCGTAGCTCCCGCTCCGCCGCATTCTTCCGCGGGATGAAAAACCGGCAATCGACGTCGAACGACCCGTCGCCCGACGGATCCGGGAACAGCGCGACCAGCGCCGTAATGTCATAGGTCGACGCCAAGTCGAGCCCGAGCCAGCACGGCCGGCCGGCCAGCGGCTCCCGGGGCGGTTGATTCCCCTCCGCCCAAACCTCCGGCGAAAACCAACGGACATCCGACTGCGTGGGGACATTCATCCGATAGCGCAGCCATGAGTTGAGCGCCGCCGGCCGCGCCCGGGCTTCCGCCGCATCCGCCGCGAACGACTTCTCCGAAATCGTCACGCCGAGCGACGGGTTAGCCTGCCGCCATAGCTTCGGCTCGAAATACTTCTCCGGGTCCGACTGTTCCGGAGCCGCGTAGATTTTCCCGAAAAACGTGGGGTCGATCGCCGGGTCCGCCTGGACCCGCTCCGCCCATTGCCACTGATCCCACCAAATCGCATTCGGCGAACGATCGAAACCCGCCGTCGAAATCGACACCAGGAGGCTCGCGCGCCGCGCCGCGCCCGCGTAGCGGAGCGCGTCGAATAGCCGCCGGTCCCGCTGCGCGTGTAGCTCGTCGAATAGGACCGCCGACGCGTTAATACCCTCCGCCCGGAAGTTATCCCCGGAGAGTACGGAATAGCGCGAGAAACTCCGCCGATGGACGATCGTGTTTCGGCTCTCGACGACTTCAAGGTGTTTCGCGAGGAACGGGGACGACTTCACCAGCGCGAAACATTCCCGCGCGATGATGCCCGCCTGAAACCGATCGGCCGCCGCCGAATAGACCTCCGCGCCGGGCTCGCCGTCCGCGAAGAGGAAGTAGAGCGCGAGCGCCGATAGAAGCGTCGACTTGCCGTTTTTCTTCGGCGTGAAAATCGCCGCCGTCCGATAGCGGCGCCGCCCTTCCGAATCGACCCAACCGAACAGCGGTTCGAGAATGTCCCTTTTCTGCCAATCCATGAGCCGGAACGGCTCTCCCGCCCATTGCCCCTTCGAATGGATGCAGAACGATTCGATGAAACGGACGACCCGGTCCGCTTTCGCCTGGTCAAAGACGTAGCCCGGGACGTACTCCGGCCGATCGTGGCCCGGGGGCCGCCGAGCCGGCCGCCGCCGCGAACGCTTCGCCATACGCTAGGTCGCCTCCCGGAGAAACGCCGCCATCGGGTCCGCCTCTTGTTCGTGGACCGCGGCCCCCGCGCGGCTCGACGGGGTCAGCCCGAACTCGACTTCCAGGCGGAGCAACTGCGCCGAATACTGCAACAGAAGCGCCGACTCCGGGCGGGCCGCGATCATGCCCGACGGCTTTTCGTAGGTCTGCCCCTGCCGGCGGACGATTTCGTGACATTCAAACCAGAGCGCGTAGAGCCGGCAGTAGCGCGCCCATGTCTCCCGCTCCGCCTCGCCCCATACCCGCATGGTCGCGAGGATCGGGACCGACTCCCGCCATTTTTCGAGCGCGGCCCCTTCTAGATCGGCGGGGGGTTCGAGCCCGGCCGGCGGCGACTTGGGTTCGGCTTCCTGGATCGCCCGTAGGTTTTGTTTCGACGGGTTCCCTTTAAGAATCTTGAGAACCGTCGGCGTCGCCTTCCGTCCGCGGGTTGCCATAGCTTCCCCCGTGATTCTGTTTTCGGAACTACGAAACGAAACCGGAAACGCTTCGGATTTTCCCGGCCATCCTCGAGGCGGGAGGCCCGAGGTTTTGGTTAGGTGGGGGTCCAGAGAGCGACCCCCCGGGGTG